TTTCGCATTACATAACGACGATGCGATTTATGGCTTATTTCCTACTGGAAACTCGTCTACTCCATATTCGATTCAACGTAGAGCGGATCGTGGAACTGTTGCCAGGCGTTCAGTAGTAATGGACGAGTACGGTAATCAGGTATTTGTGCGGAGAGATGGCATATATATTTGGGACGGTTCAAACCCTCCAGTGAAGATTTCAGGTAATTTTGATGGCAGTCAATTCTGGGATAATATAGTTCAAGATAGATTACCGTATAGTTTTGCGGTAGAAAATAGAGCGAAGAATCAAGTTATATTTGCATTGCCGTATGGCACTAATCAAGTTTTAATGAATAAGTATATTGTATGGAATTATAAAAGACAACAATGGGTTGGGGTATTTGAAGACTTTACACGGATTTGCGCTTCATATTTTGAGGATGCGCCTCATTTTGGCGGGTCTGGAGATGGTTTGTTGTACGTGCATGACTCTGGCACTAATGACAATACTACTGCTATTAAAAGTTTTGTTACATTGGCTGCAACGCCTCCGATTTCACTCGCGGAGGTAGTACGTTGGTTATATGCGCGGCACGAATTTGAAGCGGCAGAAACTGACTATGAAATAAATGTGCAGCAACGTGGCCCTTCTATTGTGTCGCGTACTGATGGTTTAGGAGTAGGTGATCCAAGTGATGCCATTGAGACAGAGTTTATAATTAAATCGTCATCAATTCGTGGATCTACTACTGCTTATGTGTTAGATACTGATATGTGGGGATATGATCCTGTTACACAATTAAAATACACGGCTAACAATAAAGACGAACCTATGGCTTTACGAAGATCATTGTTAATGTTTAAACCTATAGGTAAGCGGACTAAGCATCAGTTAGGAGTTGAGTAATGGCTAAAAATCCATTTAGAACTACTGTCGGAGCGAACGATCCAATTTTTCAAAAAGCTATGATGCAAAAACGCTTTGGCAAAACTTTTGATGACCAACAATGGAAAAATGTTGTAGGAGGTATGGGGGCCGATACTGCGCAAGCAGGGTTTGAATTTGCGGATTTATTTTCTGCTGGTGCGCCTAATATTGCTGGATTGGATCCTCAAGAAGTGGCAAAAAGGTTTGCGGGTCAGTTACAGGGCCACAGGCAAATGTTGCCTGGACAGCAATTAGATATGTCTAAACTTTCGGCTGACATTGATTTAACCGATTTATTAGGCGCAAATACTACTAATAATCCTTTGCATTCCCGTAATGTTAGCTTGCAAAATCTTTTAGGTGCAGGCACAGATTTTTCAAGGGCTGTGCAAAGTCAGTTGACTCCGATGATGGCGTCGAGATTAGGCGGATCAAATCTTAGTGAAGGTGCAACGGCACAAGCATTTATTGATGCCATAAAACGTGACCCGAATGCAGGTGATCCTACAGCAACCTTTTCTAGTCTTGAAGGCGCTCCTTCATTGGCTTACAGTGATTTGCAAGCGCATGCTGCTGCAGACCCATTTTCGCGTAATGTATTAGAAAGAATCCGTAATTTTACTAATACTTACGATCCATCTGCTCCTGATAGGCCAATGGGGCAAGAGCAGCAAAGGTTTGATGCTGCTGTAGCAGAAGGAGTAGCGGCAGACCAAGCAGAAACGGCGCGAATTGAGTCTGGAGGGTATGACGATAGTGCGTTGCGGACACAGTTATCAGAGCAGCAAAATTTAATTAAACAACTTTCTGATCGGCTAAATCAACCTACGGGAGAATCTCAAACTCAAACTCAAGCGATGTTGGGCCAATTGCTTGGACGTGAGCAATTAGGGTCTTCGCAACTACAAGAACTTTTAGCGCAATCGCAGCAAGGCAGAGTTACTGAGGATGCAATAAGTCAAATAATGCAAAATCAGCTAACTCAAGCGGATATTCGAGGTCAAGTAGGTCAAGCAGTGCAGTCTGAATTTGGTGATGTATTTACTCAGGCTATGATTGATAAGCAATCTGCAGAACAGCAGCGTTTTGATACATTAATGGAGTCTCTTAGTGCCAGGCAGCAGCAAGAAGAGCAATTATCAAGAGAACAATTTGCACGTCAAGATGCTATTCGAGAACAACAAGAAGCTGCTGTAGGAGAAACTATTCGCGAAGCTGAACGTGCTGGCCAATCAGCGTACGAAAATGTACGAGGATTGCCAATGTATCAAGCTGATTTTTCGGCTACAGATCCTTTACGTCAAAGTATTCAAGATGCAATAACTTCGAGACTCGGAGGCACTGAGCTCGATGCAATGGCTACAGAGCGTTATGCTCAATTAGATGAAGATGCGTCAAGGCAGCGAGCAGATTTAACCGAAAGGTTAAGTCGATTGGGCCTATTGCGTCAGGGTGGTGATACTGCTGATGTGTTAGGAGAGTTTGAAGGTCAAGTTGTAAGAGGGCGCCAGGGCATTGCGTCTGATATGCAGCAAATGCAGCAAGATTTAATTACGCAAGGAATTACTGAGGGTACGGATTTTCGAGGTCAAGAAACAGATACTGAACTTCGCAGGATTGATCAGCAAGCGCAACAAACACAATCTGCACGTGACTTAGATTTACGTCGGCATATGCTGCAACAAGACGTTGCCGATAGAGTATTGTCGCGTGGATTAACTCGCCTTGGTCCAACTGAGCGTGAACGATTTGAGAATCAATTGCGCTCTCAGCAACAGGCAGAATATTTAAATCGCAGTGAATTGGCCCAGAGAAAAGAGCTGGCTGAAAGTGAGCTAGAACAACGTCAAACAGAATTTGGATCTCAGCAAGAGCTAGCCGAAAGGCAGTTGACTCAGCAAGCGCAACAAGCATCAGCGGATCGCGGGCTTAGGCGTTATGAGATCGGGCAAGAACGAGCAGAAGCTCAACTTAACCGTTCGATGGAGAGGGATTTTGCTGAAATTGATCGGCAATTGCGTGAAGGTGAAATTGATTCTAGAGAAGCTGAAGCGCAAAAGAATCGTAAGTTTGAGCAAAATCAGAATTTCTTTGATCGGCAGTTACAGCAAAATCTATCTGATCAGCAGAATCAGTTTTCTTTGGATATGCAGCAAGGCAACATTAATTTTCAGTCAACGCAAGCAAATCTAGACCGTCAGCAGCAATTATCTGTAATGCGTAATGAGAATGCACAACGATTAGCTGAAAGAAATTTGCAGGAAACTGAAGCTACTTTAGATAGGCTGCATGCTGCATCTGAAAGCATTGCTAGTCGTGTGTTTCAACGAGAAATGACTACTCAAGAGCACACGCAACGCCAATCAGATCGCAATTTGCAAGAATTACTAGAGACTAATAGGAATGATTTAACTAAAGAGCAAAATAGATTAGACCGTGAAAATCAACTTGAATTATCTCTTCAAGGCAGAAATTTTCAGCGAGACCAAGCTGAATTAGATCGGTCATTGCAACAGACTGAATCTGCATTTCAACGTGGAATGATTACGGCTGAAGCAGCATTAGACCGTACATTCGAAAGTACTAAGGCTTGGCAAGATCGCCAACATACTAGCGCTCAGAATGAATTACAACGTAATTTTCAGTCTGCAATGCTTGAAAATGAGCAGAGTTTTAATCGCGAGCAAAATGAATACTTACGTCAAGAGCGTGAAAATTCACAAAACTTTCAAGCTGCTGAAGCATTAGAGCAACGCGGGTTTCTTACTAGACAGGCAACAGCAGATCGTCAACAGCAACTTTTATTGGAAAGAAATAGGCTTAATCAGGAGCGTAATGAAGCATTAGAGCAACGATCTTTTTTAAGTGATCAATCTAATGCAGACCGTCAGCAAGCCTTGGTATTAATGCGTGAAGAGCATTCTTTAGCTGACCAATTAATGGATAGAGAGCATTCTTTTGCACGTGAATTGCAATCTCAAGAAGATATACAACGTCAGTCTGATCGAGATCATCAAGTTAATTTGCAAAATCTTGTCGAGGGCAGAATTGAATCTGAAGCAGCGTTGGATAGAACTCACCAATTAGCCGTTCAAGATGACCAACAAACGTGGCTTGCGCTAGAAAGCCAAACTGCATTTGATAGAGATAAAACTCTTTTCGAAAAAGAGATGAACCAACGTACTGCAGACAGGCAGGAAAATATACGTCAATTTAATCAAAATCAGATAAATGTTGACACAGAACTTGGGATTCAAAAGCAAGCAGCTGCAGATCAAACAGCTCAATTTAAGCGTATACACGACATTCAAGAAGCTCAATTTGGACGGCATCAAAATTTTATCGAAGACGACGCAAGACAAAATAGAATGCTGCAAAAACAAATGAATCGCGATCAGGCTAGTTTTGAAAGAGAGCAATGGGAAGAGTCAAAGTTACAGTTTGGTAGGCAATCAAACTTCCAAGAGGAAGAAGCCCGATTACAACGTGAATTTCAAAATCAGCAGTTTGAAGAGCAACAAAATCAGTTTTCTCGTCAGCAAGATTTTGTAGAAGGTCAAGCGGCACAAGACGATTTATACCGTGCTATAGGCACAATGTTAGCGGCGCAAGAAAGCGGTATGGATCTTGGCATAGGAGCAACAGGAGCAGCGCCTGGAGGCTTGAACGCATTACTTAGAGGGGAATTAGGAAAAGCTCTTGACATGGATTTAGCTAATTGGGGCCCAGCAGTGGAAGGCAATATTGAAGGGCAAAGACAAGCTCAAGAGCGCATTCGACGTATACAAGAGCAGAATCGTGCAAATGACCCGATTCAAACGGGCATTAGACAGATTCGGAAGTTAAAATTTTGGTAATAAGGAGGAATAGATAATGGCATTGCAAGGAATAATTGCAGCCGCTCCATATATTATGGCAGGTTTAGAGATGGCTGGCCAGATTGGAGGGGCTCATTATGGAGCTAAACGGAATCGTAAACAGCAAGAAGAAAATGAACGTGCAACAGCGCGGGCAGCTATGATTTCTGCGTTGACAGGCCAAAGAGCTGCACCTTCGCCTGCTATTATAGGTTCGGCCGGCGCGGATGCTTTTCAAACTGTGGGTAATATTGGAAACATAGGAAGTAGATTGCTTCCTTTTATTAAAGGTAAATTACCTACAACTGCAGGGCAAACGCCAGATAATCCTATTTTAATGCCTAATACTGACGTTATAGGAAGTAAAATAAATTCACCTCCGCTACGCCCTAGGCCAAACCGAATTATGGGGGGAATTCACAATCCTCTTCCTCCGACCGGACTTTCAGGAGTTGGTTATACTAATCCTACTAGGCCATACTCTTAAGCCAATAACTTAGGCACCCGAATTTAAGGAATTGTTATGACGCAAATGTTTCCCTCTATTACAAGAGGCCAAAATACATTGAATCAACCCGCTAACAGTATTACTGCGGGTTACGGTTTAGAGGTCACTGACCCATCAAGATACGCTCAATCAAATACTGCTAGAAATCTTGCGCTTGCCGGCACAGGTCTCCAAGCAGTGGGCAGTATTGGCCAAGCTATTTATGGTGGTAGGCAGCAACGTCGCCAAGCAGAAGAAAACAGACGCGCTATAGGTAAAGCTAATTTAATATCTATTTTATCTGGCGGTTCTGTTACTCCTGCGCCTGAATTTATATCGTCTAGAGGATCTCAAATATCGCAAGTATTATCAGGTGTCGGAGGCAGTCTTAATTCTTTAGGCAATCAGCTTCAAAAATTGCGTGAGTCTGAACTAACTTTACGCATGGCTGAAGATGCAGCTTTTGCGAAAAGAAGGCAAGATGCTCGTGCCGAAGAACAGCATAAAATTATAATGCGGGATGAAAAAAGAAGAGAAGCAGTAGATAAAGCTGCACGTGTTGCTGTAAAAGCTAAAAATGCTATAGCCAAAAAATATAATTTTGCTACGTTAATGCAAAACCCTGGTTCCGCTATACATGCTGAAGTAGATTTGCTGCAAGGACAAACTGGTGCGCACGCACAACTTATTTCAAGAGAAGCTACTCAGGAAGCTATTGCGCCGTTATTTAAAGATGCGATTGCCAGGATTGAATCGAATTTCGACTACGGCGAAGTAGGGCCGGAAATTATGAGCGGGCTGTATAAAGGTGATCATGCTTACGGTAAATACCAAGTTATGGGAAAAAACATCCCAGATTGGAGCAAAGAAATATTAGGTTATGAGGTGTCGCCAGAAGAGTTTCTTAATAATAAAGACTTGCAAGAAGATATTGCAGGAGCTAAATTAGATCAGTATTTAAAAGAACGCATTCTAAAAAATCCTTCCGACCCTGAAACAGCTATTAAAGAAGCTGCTGTTATGTGGTTTGGAGGGCGCGGCAATTTAAAGCATTTCCAGTCAAAAAGTAAAGGAGATCAGCAAGTAGATTCAGAAGGCAATGTGACGTTTGAAGGCAAATCAAATTTTGAGTATACAAATGAGGTATATAATTATATAAGCGAAGCGTCGGCACTTACGTTAGGATACGGAGATGTTGAAAATAGGTTTAGTGACGCTTTTACTGTAAAAAGACTAGAAAAAAAAGCAATACTAGACCAGTTTATGTCTCCTGAGTTTCGTCAAGAAGTATTAGAATCTAGCAACGTAAGTCCTGAGATGAAAGATGCGTTTTTGGGTACGTTAGATACTCAAACTGCTTTGTTTGCGGCGGAGATAGACGCAGAAAAAGATACGATAATGCAGCATTTTCAATCTCAAATGCGGAATATGCAAGATACTAGAAGGCAGGCTGCTTCTATGATAGATAGCAGGGCAGCCGCTCATGCGCGTACGGTTCAGGCGACAGAGGAACAAAAGCAAAAAGCAATTAAACTTCAAATAGATATTTCAAATGATTGGCATAATGCGTGGGCTAAAAATCCAGTATATAAAGATTATAAAGAGTTTTTAGTTGCATGGACTAAGTTGAATCAATTAGGAAAGAAGTTATATGACCCAGTAACCGGCGAAAAATTAACAAGAGATTCGCCTGAGTATAAGCAGTTTACTGAAGAGTTAAGTAAAGGTGTGTTTGATGTAACATTGATTAATACTTATCAAAGGTTAATTGATCCCGCTACTGTTAAAGAGGGCGATGTAGAACTTTACCGCAACAATACATCAGGTAAACTAGGCAGTATTTATGTAGCATTACAAAATATTAGAGATGGAGGCGCTGTATTAACTCCTGAGACACTTACAAGTATGCTGGAGATTTCTAATGACTTAAAACGTGGCATGGATCGCGCTCTTGCATATGAAACTCTTAGTTTTGTCGAAGCCAAAGAAAAGTCTTTTGCGGGCATGAAGTATCCCGAATTGGTTTCGCATATAGAAGACGAATTATTTACTAAATTTAATATTGAAGCTAGGAATTACGTTAAAGAACAGACAAATGCTGGCGCTATGGATGAAGATTCCATGGTTTATATTACGCGAGACAATTTAGATTCACGCTATGGTTCATCTTCAGACTATAGAACCACTGAAAAAAATGACCGTAGTAGTGTTGTTACGGAGGAATATGAGCGAGAGTACAAAAACGCGGCAAACGGCGCGCCTCCGGGAGGCAGTGCTCGTGACTCAGCTTTGCAAGCATTAAATCCGACTTCTGTTGATACAAGCTTTAGTGCAGGAGCTTTAGGGACATCTACAGTTTTCCAAGGTATACCAGCACTAAACGATGCGTTCACTCAAGCATCACGCGGCGCTGTTTCTTCTGCCTTTCGTGGCCTTGCAGATTGGATTAGGCCCGAAGAAGAGCAATACCCTCAAGCTGCTGTCTGGCGTAGATAGGATATAATAATGATAACATACCAAGAAATAGCTAGCGCGATGAGAAATCCCTCTAAATGGGAGCCTTTAGCAGAGCGCTACGGAAAAGACGAAGTATTAAATAGCGCGAATCTATACGATGAAATTGGGCCAGAAAAGTATCAAGCTCAGTTTTCTCAGACGCATCTTCCTGCAACTGCGCGAGAGTCTACTGTGCCGTATGATCAAGAAGCAGGATTTTTCTCTACTAAGAATTTAGGCGCACTTGCAGAAAACTTTGGTCCAAATGCTTATCAAACTTATGAGGGACTAAAAGCTGTTTATGATGATCCTACTCTTTTAGGTCAGATGTTCTCTCGAGAAGGAGCAGCTGCAATGGCTGATGATTTTGCAGAATTTGCAGAAGATCCAGCTAAACGCATAGTTGAACAACCATTTACTTCTATGCTTGATATGGCTCCTGGAGTAAAAGGGGCAAGATTAATAGCGAAAAGCGCGGTTCCTAATAATCTTGCACGCAATTTAAGATCTCTTGATGAATATTTACATGAAGCGGCCCCTAACATTGCTCGGATACTAGACGAAGGAGGAAATTTAGTTACTGACCCTTTAAAGACTACTTTACGCGCAGGTAAAGGCGTTACTAAAGGGGGATACGAAGCAATCCAGCGAATATTTGCTTTGGGTGGAGCAGCATTTAGCGGTGTTGATCAAAATAGCATAAGAAAAGCTATAGATTCGCCAAAGTTAAGTCCTAAGCAAAAGACGGCAGCTAAAGCATCGCCTGCATATACTCCTTCTGGAGCAGCGATGCGCCTTTTCCCTGGCCACTTTGGTACGCCGAGCGTAGAAACTACGCCGTTAAAATATTTTAAAGAAGTTGTTACAGGGGTACGAGATGAATCATTAATTTTGCGTGATGTGCTTACCGCTGCAGGAGAAATAACTAACGAAATAGCTGATACTTTTCATCATACTTTGCCTGACTTATTTGAAAATATGACTGAAAAGTTTGACTTATTGCCTGCAATAGATAAATGGAAAGATTCTTTAACGAAAGAATTAACTGGCGTTAAAGTTTCTTTACAGCAGCAAGAAGCAGTAAAAGCCATTAAAAATCCATTAAGTATGGGGCATGGATATATTGCAGCAGAAGCTGCTCGTGAAGTTCCTGTTATGGTACCTAAAATGTCAATAGATATTTCAAAATCATCATTATTGGGCATCGCTGACGATCGGTTAGATACAGCAGTTAAATTTTTAAATGAACACTTTAAAGATGCTAATAACTTAGATCCTAAAGCTGCTTATATATTAATGCGAAATATTGATAATTTAATTTTAGATGTTCCAATGAAAGGCGCAGATGCTGTACAAGGGCTGCTTGCAGATTTACGTCATCATATCAGAGAGCAATTTACAACGATGACAGAGAAGCTTCCTGGAGGAAAAACAATTAATGACCAATTGCAGGAAGTAGACGATCAAATAACGTATTTGGCGGATCTTCAAAAAGAGTTTGGTTTATACACTAAAAGCAAAAATAACTCGTGGGAAGTTGGAGAAACTCCGAAAATTGTAAATGCAGGAACTATATTAAAAAAGATAATGGCTGGAGGTAGAAAATCAGAAAAGTTTAGGCAAAGATTATTAGAGCGGTTAGAGGCCCGTGTTGGCCCTTTAACTACTGGGCTTGCTGCACTGCAAATGAAAGACGCGTTGCCTGCTAACATTGTAGGAAGAGCTGTAATTCAAGCGGCATTTCATGGCGTAGCTCAAATGTCCGGCCCTCATGGGATGGGAGCATCTGCGTTATTGGGCACTTTATCTTTAGCTTCTCCTAGACTTATGAGCAGGTGGGCGCGTTGGTTAGGGTATCCAAAGCGTGTCGGGGATTGGGTCGAAGAAATAGGCGAAAACATAAACCAGAATAAAGTAGCTAAAATGATGCAAGATGCAGGCTATACCGTAGGAGGTATTTTACTAAATCACGGAAAAATTAGAGAAGCAGCTGATAAGAAGCATAGTGAAGATCGACGAGTTGCATCTAGAACGCAATCGTCAAAACGCATAAAAATGGCAGACTTCTAGAAAGTAGGGGTATAATGGGAACGATAACTAGGTCGCATACATTTGTCGCGGGAGAAAAGCCTACAGACGATCAATGGAATGTAGACATTGATCAGTTATTTACGCTTATCAATGGAAATCTTGACGAGGGTAATGTAGACTACACTTCGAGTGACGGTATTGTGACATTGCAGCAAACGCAAACTATCACAGGTACGAAAACATTTGACGCGGCTACTACTTTTAACACATCTATACTTCCTGACTCAGCAGGTGCAGCAGACATAGGCACAGCTAGTGCGGAGTGGGGAGACGTATACATAGCCGATGATAAATTTGTAAAGTTTGGATCTGATCAAAATGTATTAGTAGGGTATGACGAGACTACTACGGACTCTCTGAAATTCGCCGCAACTGAAGGCGCTGGATTGGCCATTACGTTGATGGCCGATGAAGGCGATGATGCAGGTGATGAGTGGAAACTGAATGTAGCTGATGGGGGTGTAATAACTCTCGGGAATGACATAGCGTCGGCTGGTAGTTACGTTACACAGCTTACGCTTACTCCTAATTCTACTGTAGCGAGCTCGACTACTGCGATTGCCGGACACGCGACTGTAGGCGGTAATGCTACTGTTACTGGAGTGTTAAAAACTGATAGCGGCACTGACGCTACGAGCACTACTGATGGGTCGTTGCAGACTGATGGTGGCCTTAGTGTAGTTAAGGATGCTATATTCGGTAACGATGTTAAGCTACTTACTGACTCTTCGGTGTTGTCGTTGGGTGTTGGTAGTGATGCTACACTAACTCACGATGGCACTACTGGAGTCACGATTGCAGCTAATCCGATAATTGTAGATTCTGGCGACGCACTAACGCTAGATGCACATACTGGTATATTTATTTTTAAGGATGCCGGCAGTGAGGTTCTAAGGTTTACTGAAGGCAATAGTGGTGACGTTACGGTTAAGCTCGCTACTAATGGTAAGGATCTAGTATTCACCGACAATGGTGATGCTACGAATATGAAGATCCTGGATGCGGCCGCAGGTATTAATGTTCCAGGCGAAGTCCAGACTACCAAGATAGCGTATACAGACGGTGACGATGCACTTACTATAGCTGACGGTGGAGGTGTTACTACTTCGAGTACGTTGACTATAGGCACTGTCGCGGCAGCGGGTTCAGACACCGATAAATTCTTGGTCCTCGATGGGAGCGGCAATGTAGACTATCGCACAGGAGCCCAAGTACTCAGTGATATTGGAGGCGCTGGGGCAGGAAGTGGAGTAGCTGCGGATGATATATCTGCTGGTGATGCAGCAGTTAGCATAGAAACGACAAGTGGGAACATTACCATAGATGCCCAAGCGAATGACGCTGATGTGATTATTAAAGTCGATGATAATGGGTCAGCAGTTACAGCGCTTACGCTTGATGGTAGCGACGAAGGCAATGCGATATTTGTCAATGATGTGCAGTTAAAGTCTGATGGTGCATTGCTTGAGTTTGGCGCGGATCTGGATACTACGCTAACGCATACGGATGGTACTGGGCTAACGCTTAATAGCACGAATAAGCTGACTTTCGGTGATGCTGCGAGTTTTATACAACAATCAGCAGATGGCACCTTGCGTATAGATGGTGAGGCTATTATTGACCTTAATGCTTCTACGAGAGTGGATGTGTCGGGTGATCTAAAGGTTGGTGGTGAAGTACAGACGGCGAGTATCGGCTACACCGATGGCGATAATGCGATAACGATTGCGGATGGTGGGGGTGTTACATTTGCCCAAGACACGCACGTTGCCAATGGCAGCGGCTTGGTTGTCGGCAACACCGCGCAAGTTGCCGTAGGTGGCGTTACTCCTGAAATGCAGGTTTTGGGAACGGCACCAGCAGACAGTGCGATGACGGTCGGCACATTTAGCGCAGACGCTGCATCGCCATTGTTTTATTTCGTTAAGTCGCGCAATGGGACTATTGGATCGAATACCATAGTCCAAGACAATGATCGTCTTGGACAAATTATTTGGTGCGCGGATGACGGTAATGACTACACGCATGATGCTGCGAGAATCTTTGCAGAAGTCGATGGCACGCCAGGCGAGAATGATTTACCTACTGCATTAGTATTTTCAACCACAGCAGATGGTGCGGCGAGTGTTTCGGAGCGTATGCGGATCGACAGTGCTGGCAAGGTGGGCATTGGCATGACTCCGGCTTATCCGTTTGACACACTCGGCGATCAAAACGGTGGATGGGCCGCACGATTGGGAAATTCTGGCAACTCAACCCCGTATGGTCTGTGGATACGATTTACTGCGGCTGCTCCGAATAACACGGCGCAAAAATTCATCGACTGCGTTGATACAGGTACTAACCGTTTTATCGTCTGGTCAGACGGTACGTGTCAAAACGTCAACGGCACATTCTCTACAATCTCTGACATAAAACTGAAACAAGACATCGTCGATGTCAGGTCGTACTGGGACGATTTCAAGGCTGTACGATTTCGGAAGTTTCGATTAAAGAGCGAAGTGGAGGCCAATGCGGATGCCTCTTCAATGTATGGTGTTGTTGCTCAAGAGCTTGAAACAGTATTTCCATCCCTCGTTTACTCCTCGCCCGATACAGAAAACCAAGACGTTCCGGTATTGGATGAGGATGGCAACCCGACATACACGATTGACGATGACGGCAACGAGGTTGCGATTACCAAGGAGGAAATTATTGACCTTGGTACGTCAACGAAGAGCGTAAAATCTTCCATTCTCGGTCAGATCGGCCTCAAAGTTGTTCAAGAATTACAGACTCGCCTTGAGGCAGCAGAGGCTAAGATCGCAAACTTGGAATCTGCGTGAGTCATTGCGAGATCGGATTTGTCGCACTGCTGGCGATAATTGCGCTATGTGGAATCGGCATCGTGATACTTTCAACGGTGAGTAATAAAAAATGAACCGTATTAATTGGAATAATCTTCCACAAGATCCAGAGGGTTGGAGCTTCGGCGATACTAAGAAAGCGTACACTCAGTTGTGGCACCAACTCGAAGAATGTAAAAGGATGCGCCATGCGGTAGATGCTACACTTCGGGCGCGGTCTGTGGAAGTACGAGGAACTAGAGCAGACCTACGTAAAGCAAAAGGACAGATAGTTACACTAACTAAGAAGGAACACGCTAAGAGCAAAGAAAAATCAGCAGCCGCGTATGCTACCACAGCAGCAACAGTGCTAATTATTAGTTACCAAGTCGTGGAGGTATTCGGAGGCTGGGGTCGCTGGGCACCAGTGTTCGAGCACGAAGCAACAATCGGTGTACTACAAGTAATGATAGGTTCAATCCTCGCATTCGCAATGCGTCCATTACACTAGGAGAATATAATGCTAGACATATTAAAGCAAAACATCAAGATGGGATTCGGTAAAAAAGAAGCGTCTAAGTCTGGAAAAAGTTTAGCCGTAGGAGGTGTCGGTGCAGTTGCATTTGACATCATAACAAAGATAGGGTATATGCCTGAGATGGCCTCAGACCCCGAACTAATGCCCTACGCCATAGCAGGCCTGACGGTAGCTATTAATACTATACGTCAGTTTTTTTCTAATCTAGGAGAGTAGCATGAGTGAAAAAGCAGCGAAAGCAATACAAAAAATGCCAGATACAAAGAAGCCGGCACTTGAAGCCGAAGATGTAACAGTGGATATGATAGCTCAGAATGAGAACGCTTTTAACGAACGCATATCTCAACTGGTTGCTAACGATCCAACGGCATCTAGGATTCAAGGCCGGCTCGAGGTACTGCGAGGTTTGAACGCTCAGATTAACTCATAACTTGTGACTTCCAATTCGCCCAAGTAAGGGGGAAGTAGGATCCGTTTTTGATCCGAAACCACCTTGCTCGGGCGTATGGATGATCTAAACTTCTGATATCTGTGTGAAAGCCTGGACGATTCCAATGCGGATAGAGTCCAATACCATCCCAGTAGTTTAAGCGTTCGACAGTAAGGTACATATCGAATAGTTCTTCAGGGTCTTTAATGCCGCAATCCCAATCTTGAGCTAATCCTAAAGCGCCTGGAGCTTTCACTACTGATTTAATCTCCGCGGTACGCACGTGCTCGCAATCGTATTTATGCATTGATCCTTTGGCGTGGGATTTACTCCAGACATCTACTGCATCGCCATGAGGGTGAATTATTGTGCCGCTTACGGTTTGAGTAAAACTCATAGGCCGTTTAATCCAGTCGCGTGTTCCATTAAGTCCAACTACAAGCTCTGGGTCCATTTTATGTGGGTTTATAAATTCTGCGCTGCTGATATTAGGGTGACTAAATAACGCTTGAACATCATCTGTTTCTGTAGCCATGTTACCTCCGTATAAATAATAAATTAGCCTACCGAATTTATTGGGCTGGCTTCGCGAATGTATATAACTTCTTTGCTGGCCCGCGTTTAGGTTTTTCTGTCACAGTAGTTATTATCTCACTTTGAGTCAATACAGTAATAGCCTCCTTTAGTTGGCCAGAGTTCATCTTGCGGCGAACCAGTCTTAATAAATCGCTGTGAGATATTTTACCTTTGTCTTTTATTATACTTTCTACATATTGAACCTCAAATATTTCATTCTGTTGCTTAACTTCTCTAAATACTCTCCCTAAGCCTGCTCTAATATTTAAGATTTTTTCGATTGATTCTTGTATATCTTCTGCTGTAACAATTAAATCATTAGACCTACTTAAGGAAATTGTAATCGCTAACTTCAATACATGGTCGTGCTCTCTTCCAAAAAATCCTGATTGCATTGATTGATTATCGCCAGGATCAGCGCGTAAATTATACCACTGTTCATAATACTCATAGGCTTCTTGATTTAATTGCACTTCGCCTTGAATCAGCAACTTAGATTCTAACAGCTCCAACAATCTATTTTCTAAGAATCTCTCGTATTCGTTGAACTGCGGATGTGCTACCCTGGATTGCGCTTTGTCTGAATGTACAAATATTGTCCTGCCTACTAAACCTTGATTGAATACCGATCCTGTAATATTAGCAGATATCCAATCAGGAGTCGTCGCAGACAACATCGCCGTGTATACATTATGCACAAAGTCTGCGCCTTGAGTTTTTGTTAAGTATTCCCAGTCATCAGGGCAATCATAGAAATCTATTAATAAATCTACTAAGCCATTCATCTGAGCAGTTCGCGACAAGAACACTCCTAACTCAGAACTATACAACATTAACGGTCTACTTATTTTATTCTCTTCTGCATTTTCAGTGTCCTCTTCATTAGCATACATGCTTTTAATGCCTTTTGTTGACATCGCTCGGCACAGTGCTTCTGGAGTCATCTTTGCAGATAATACACTCAGCGCTCCAGCATCTATTCCAGACTCTTTAAGTCTTTCAAGGGCTTTACGGAGTATTCTAATTCCGATATTGATAGCACTGGATTTTCTAGCGAGGGCAGATCCTGCGACAAGAATGATGTAGTGGTTTGGATATATTTTATAATATCCTCGGTTAAGCCATATGTTACGGCCAACGGCTGCTGACAATGTGGACACGGCAGTCCAATAGTGAAAGTCGGCAGGTGACTCTTGTCCTGACGTATAGGCCATATAACTTTCAATGAACCCTTTCGTATCATTTTGTGCACTCCTCGAGGGTAAACTTGACATGTGGCGACTCCCCTAAATCTGGATACTCTTCAATACATTTCATTAAACACCGCCTTAATAAAGCATTATGTTTTTTGTACTTGTTTTGTGGGGATGTATCACGTTCATGTTGCCACTCAACGTACTCTGCAATTATCTTTTCATGCAATTTTTTTATGTCGTTAAGGTTCCTGTACGGTTTATTTGTAGACATTGGTAAGGGACTTTCGTTGTTGATGCGTCTATCTTATGGGGTATATAAGTAGTTAAGGGGACTATTTAAGTCTACCAACAAGGCTTACAGGGAACCAACAAAGCTCTCAGCCTACCTAAAACCCCCTACAAAATCCCAACCTTGCTCATTTGCAGTCTTTCCAGTTTTTCCCTGTAGCAAAGTCTGCCGGTACAACGAGCTTTATGCCGTCGAATTCTATTGGCAACGGTGCTTCAAGCTCTTCGATAACGATCGCTTTAACTCTTTCAAGAGAATCCGGATAGCACTGCCCAGCAACGCTATCATGCACTTGAAGTAGAATTTCCGCGCCTTCGACATCCCTAAGTCTTGCCTCGATTCGAGTGATTGCCCGATTGATATGATCTGCTGCCGCTGATTGAGGAAAGAACGCAATTGCCGCTCGTATAAGATCCTCTCCCGCTCTGCCCAAGAAGACACGTCTTCGTCCAAAGATATTGTAGTGCGTTCTTTCATTTCGTAGTTCTCCTGCGATCTTACTCCACCATAGCGCTATGCCAGGCCGTAAATCTTTAAATGATTGAATAAATTGATTGGCGTCGCCCATCTTAAACTCTAATGATGGTACGTATTCGTTCATCAGGTCTTTTAGTTTTTTCGGTCCAATCTTATAATTAATTGCATGTGATGCTCGTTTTCCCACATCTCTGTAACTATAGTGTGAACCTGAGATTTGGGTTCTAACGTCAGCTTCATCAATTCCGAAGAGTCCAATGGCGTTTTCAGTGTGTATGTCCCTTCCTTCAAGAAACCCGTAAATATAGTTTTCGTCTTGAGCAAGCCAAGCAGTAATCCGAGCTTCAATTTGAGATCCATCAGCTTCGAAAAATATCTTTCCTTCATCCGGTATAAACCAATCACGTTGATCTCCTGGGACGTTTTGTAGATTCATCCCTAAGTTAAAGACGTCTTTAGACGATGATATCCTACCTGTATCAGTAGCTGATGTGCGGTATGATGTGCGCATTCGTTTATCGACGTGAACTTTTGCTTCTAAGTATGTTCCGATTATTTTGCGCAATTCCCGTACTTTAAGAACTGCATCTATGAAATCTCTGTGTTGAGGTTGTCTGGCGCGTAATAGCTTTAAAGCATGTACGTCAGACTTAGATAAACGATTAGCTTCACCTCGGGGTAGAATGGATTTTAAATGATCTAACACTTGTTTCGGAGAGTTTGGGTTTACTCCGCATAGTAGTGGGTTAGAATTTAAATCTTCCACTTGACGCTCCATAGATTCTTTGCGTTCAGAGCGGAACGGAATGTCTACGCGAACGCCTCTATGCTCCATCCTTATCAAAGTTTTTGTTACGGGCATCGAGATGGATGTAAAGAATTTCTGAGTCCTGGTCGATTGCAGTTCGTGCCACAATTTCATGCCCACTTCGTATGTAATGCAACAATCTATCCCATTGTATTCCCACAGTGTTGCATTGTATTGTCCCGATGTAGCCTCTTTTCTCATCTCTTTGTAGTATGGGTATAGTGTGTATAACGAAGTTAGCAGGTCCAGGCCATGACCCATCTCTGGATGCATTACTGAATGTGCAACCATAGTGTCCATCCATACGTTGTTTACTCCTATGCCGAATCGTTTGGCTAAGTATTGTACGTCATAATCAAGGTTTTGTCCGATCTTAAACGCATTGCTTTTTAAGCATTTATCTAAACTCCGAATTAATTTTATACATTGCGAATGATTAAACTGCCCTGTAAATGGAATGACAACCGCGTCGTTTTCGCTATCTGCAACTCCGATACAGGTAATTGTATTTCGATATGTTTCGATATCGAA